ACACGATGCCCCATCCCTTGCCGAACTCCCACGCGAAGCCGAAGGCGATCAGGGCGCGGTAGATCCACTCTTGCTGGTGGTCGATGGGCACATGGTCCGCGATGTCGCGGGCGTCGTTGCGGGCGTTCCACACGGCCAGAAGGAAGATGCAGAAGGCGAAGGCGATCAGGCTCATTGGATGGGGTTGTTAATCTGTTCATCGACCCACCGCGCCGCCTCGCGTTCGCTCTGGTGGGGCAGGTGACCTAGGTCGCCGTTGTGGGCTACGCCAAGGATCCACCCGCTCAGGCGCATGACGATGAGCCGCTGACGGTGCAGGGCCGTGCCGAGGAGGTAGCCGAGGAAGAGGGCCACGCCCCATCCAAGGACCGCCACGGCGCCGCCAAGGCTCTCGTCTATCAGGGCCGACGCTGCGCCCCACAGGAACACGAATGGGATGCCGTAGAACGCCACGGGGGACGTGCGGCGGGCGAAGGTAAGGAGGTTCATTTTATAATCTGATCAAGGATTACTCCAATGGTTACCATGCTTACCAACACTACACCCACCTTGCCAACAGTGGCCCAAGACTGCTGCTTACCAAGCTTTATCTGAAGCTGCATATTCGCATCAAGTATCTCTTGGCAGTCTCGCCTTTCTTGAACAATCTGCATGGACAGGCTTTTGGTCTGCTTATCGCAAAGGGATACTTGTTCTTTCAATGCTTCAATTGCATCCTGCTGGCGAACAAGAACCCACGCCCTTGCCCTTGAAAGACTATCGGCAACAGCCCTTTTGGCCGCAATGAGATGAAAGTCCATCACGGAAAGGCAAACAGTATCCGGGTCGTAAAGCCGGATGCGCTTACTTGGGGTCTGAGAAAAGGATCGATGCGGAAGAGTCAATGCCAACAGCACGCTGAAGGCGCTGACGACTAGCCACAACAATTTCGATGGTTTCTGCTTCATTGGTAACAGGTGTGATGCTGGACAGGATCTTGTTCACCTCAAGAGAAATGCTATCTCGCTGATGGCGATAGTATGCTGCGCTATCCCCAAAGTCTTGGGCAGGGGGGCACTTGGACGAATTCTTGCCGATAGTGTACCCAATGCCAAAGATGGCCAAAAGGCACAGCACGATCAGTATGACGTATGCGGGTTTCATGGACCGTGAAGTTACTATTTTTTTTGATACGCCTCTTCGTAAAGATTGTCGTATCGGGTAAAGAACTTACCCCACTTGGAGGACGTTCGTAGCTCTTTGCCCCATGTATGCCACCTCTGATGGCACTCTTCGCACTTGAGGAAGATGTTGCGCTTGTCCAGTCGGTACTCGGGGAACTTCCCCTTGGGCAGGGCGTGGGAGAAGTTGATAGCCCGGGCTTCTTTGATGAACACCCCGCATATCTCGCAGTTATGGGGTCGCTCCTCCCACACCTCACGGAACACTTCCTTTTCTCCGGTGGCCTTGCGCTTGGTGGTCAGCGTGCTGGCTTTCTTGACCAGCCCCTTCTCCTTGAGCTTGTCGATTATGGTCGGGTCATTCCCCTTGATGATGCTCAGTAACTTCTTGGACTTTGCCTTGAGCGGGGTTTTGCGCTTCAGGGGTGTTTGTTTCATTTATTTGGGTCTTTTTTGAACTTTGGAACAACCTCAACCACTTTGTATTCTCCTGACCCAAGTCTCCCGTACCACGTAACGCGTTCTCGTTCCGATGCAGGAAGCACATCGCCATCGCTCCACATATTCATTGCCACCCAGATCATGCGATTGTCTTTGGAGTCAGCAACAACGAGGTCGCCGTTCTCCATCTTGATTTCGGGGTTGATTTTGTCGTTGCTCATTTAGTCAGTTGTTTGAAGTCAGTTACAGGGATGTGTACCACGGGTTCGATGTCCTGCCAGTCCCCTCTGTCCTTCCTACCTCCGAACCCTATCTCTCCCACCTTGTCTATCTTGTTCCAGTAGATGCCATCGTTCCACTCAACAATGACCACGAAGGGTATCTCCGTGGCCTTGTACATCTCTACTCCGTGCATCACCTTGGACAGACTGAGGATGAGGGTGGGGTATGCGTCTTTGTTGTTCCATCGTCTCTTGCACTCGCACCAGCAGACTATCTTCTTCCTTGACAGCGCCCAGTCTATCCTGTACTGCTTGGGCAGCTTCTGATAGTCAACACCCCAAACCTTCGCAGCCGCTGCCATTGTCTTCTCCTCGACGGCAAGGGACTGCTCGTTCTCGTATGTCGGTCTCATTCTTGCTCGTCACTTGACGGAAACCTTTCGGTATAGTCGGCAAGCATCTCTTCTTCGCGGGCAACGATGGTGTCTGCGTTCGCTGAGCGAATGTGTATGACGGTCTTTTCATCCTTGATGGTTTTGACCTTATGCTGGAAGACCACAAGGGAGGTGACGCAGTTGGGGTTATCATCGGGAATGATTCCAGCTTCACGCATGGCATCGAGGGGTAACTTTGCCGCTGCGTACACGTTATCCAGATCCATGGGCTGCTTGCAATAGTAGCGGTTGAACTCCATGGTACATGGCATGGGTGCTTTCAACCCAACTCCAGCTTTTTTCATCCACCAAATCCACTTCTCTTTCTCCTTCTTGTACTCGGAGAAGTGCATTCTGATGAGACCCTTGGAGCCATTGAGGCCGGGGGCCAGTCGGGGGATTTCAATTGTTATCATGTGCTTGTTTGTTTATGCGTTCTCCAATCCATCTCATGCAAGGTACTGCCATGCTGTTGCCAAGTGCCTTGTATCGCGGACCATCGGGGCAGTCCTCTGCTGGCTTGCGCTTCCACGGGATGCGTGTGTAGTCGTCAGGGAAACCTTGGAGACGTTCGCACTCTACGGGCGCAAGGCGGCGGACTTGCATTTGCTTTGCTAGTACCTGATCGTTGCTCGTAGCCAGCGTCAGGCTCTTCTCTTCGCTGATCAGCGGACCTTTGCCACCGCCATCCTTCCCCTCACGCTGACGCATCAGGATTGGGATGCAATTGCCACCATCCTGCGCCCCTTGCTGCAATGCCTCTGCTCCCTTGCTCCACTTGGCCGTCACGGTGTCTGTGCAACTTGGAGCAAGGCTTGCTTGAGCATCGATGGCAACTCCTTTCCCCTTTTCTCTGCTCGGCGCAGGATTCCTTGACACGCCTTCTGACTCAAAAAGAACCGCTGCGGCACTACGCTGGTCTCCAAGACATCCGACAACGAACACACGTCTGCGTCTTTGGGCCACTCCGAACCATTGAGCGTCCAGTACCCGATAGGCCCACCCGTACCCCAGCTCCCCCAACGCTGCGAGGAAGGTACCAAAATCCTTTCCTCCGTTTGATGACAGGACACCGGGGACATTTTCCCAGACAATCCACTTAGGCCGGTAACGGTCAGCGATTCCAAGAAACGTGAGCATGAGGTTGCCTCTTGGGTCCTCAAGACCTTTGCGGAGTCCTGCGACACTGAAGGACTGACAGGGGGTTCCTCCGACGAGAAGATCGATAGTTGCATCGGGCCAATTTTTGTACTGGGTCATGTCCCCCCAATTCGGGACGTTAGGGTAGTGATGTTTGAGAACCGCGCTGGGGAACGGCTCTATCTCAGAGAATGCCACAGGCTCCCATCCAAGGTGGTGCCAGCCCTGCGTGGCTGCTTCAATCCCTGCACAAACGCTTAGGTACTTCATTCGTCTTTGGGTTCGTCAAAATTGAAGTACTCACAGATCTTGCTAGTGACAGCAGTGTCGATGTTGCCCTTGATGATTGTTTCGTGCTGGTCCAACCAATTCATCACTTCCTTGGGAATGTCCAAGTGCTTGAGCGCCCTCATCCACCCGTAGTCCACCCCTCGCTCAACGCACTCTGACAGGACGATGTACTCGTTCGCTTTCATTTGCTTGGCTTTAGGTTTGGCGTTGACAGCCCATCGTCGTTCAATATGGGCTGATCCAACAGCATGTCAATAATCTTGCTTGCACACTTGATGCTAACGATTCTCTGGTCAAGCAGCCTCATGATCAAGTTGTGCTGGGCGTCAGTCATGAATGCTTCCATGCCGCTAAGGTTGGAAAAAGTTTTTACCTGCGCAAGAGCTTCTTACTTGTAGTCCCGAGGTGGGGGTGGGCCAAATTCTTTCGGCTCACCACACCTGTCGCACTGGTAGCACCTCTCTTTCTCGTGCATTGACCTTCCCTTTGTACCCCTCTCCATGGGCCTTCTCATGTTGAAGTCCCAAAATCCGGCGTACAGGCCATGCCCATAACAGTAGAGGCACTTATTCGATGCGCGTTTGGCTGGGGTCTTTGTAGGGGTCATAGTACCGGGTCTTGGGTTTCTTTCGGTTGGTAAGGATGGTGTCGAGCTCATTGACCGCATCGTCGTGGCCCCTAGCAGTAAGGATGACGCGGTCGATACCTTTCGCGACCTTGGAGCCATCGTCGTATCTGACGATGATGTGCTTGCTGGCCCAAGCTTCAATGGTCCCATCTTCTGCCATCCAGAGGTTATAGTCCCTGTGCTGTCCTATCAGTTTCATCGTTGAGTGTTTTGAGTGTTGCGCTTTCGAGGTCTAGGTCCAGTTCCTTTGCAAGGTTCTGCATCTGTGGGCTTGAGAACATCTTGTCCACAGGGGATTTGGCCACATATACTTCCATGGGGTCGTTTGTGAGCATTGCTTCGGATTTTGGAAACAGGTCAATCTCCATCTTCTTGATGACATTGATGGGGACTAGGTAGTCGGCTATGTCTTCCCCCTCTCCTGCTCCGATACACTCCAAGATGTCCGACACGACACAGCTCTTGGTCAGCGGCTCGATGTTGATGAACTGCTTGGACCATTCTTCGTACATCCCCTGATCAGGGAACACCGTAACATCCCTCCCGGTCAGGCACATGGAACGCTCTACATTGACCATGTTGCTCCCGCCGGTGGCCAGCCACACATGGTATGGGTACAGCGAGGCGCAAATCATGGCGGTCTTCTCGCTTTCCACGATGGCCACGGGAGCATCTGGCTGATTCGGCAGCAGATGCGTGCCGAAGTACACCTGAGCGCACCCTATCTCCTCCATGGACTGCTTGGTCACCACCGTGTGCATCCACATGGCCTTCAGGTCTTTCACGCGCTTTCCTGTGTCGGTATTGTACTGTATGATCTTTCCACTCCTTTCCTTCCCGTCCTCCCCTATCTGCCAGAACACCATAGCCCCCTCATGCTCGGGGTAGTTCTTGCCCTTGGGGAATGTACCCACCCTGTACTGACGCGCCACGTCAGTATTGCCAATGGTGCTTTCCAACCACATCAGGAGGTTGTTCGGCGTCCCTTGATGCGTATGAGCAACAAAATGCTCGGGGCATCGCCAATCGGTCCTGCGCGGAGGGGGAGGAGGGATGTTCAACTTCTCGGTCTCTCTCACCACCCCTCCGTCCCTTATCCATTGCGCTGCGCTGTACGAGTAGCTACAGTTGTTCTCCCTGTCGCACACTCCTACGTGGTCCGGAAGATGCTCCCCGGTGTACCTGTCGATGTACAGGCGGAAGGTCTTCTTGTGGCCACAGGAGGGGCAATCTGCCTTTCGCAGCTTGTGGTCAAGCACGAACCTTGCGTTAGGGTTCTTGAGCATTTGGCACTACTTTGATGAATGGCATCCCGCTCAGGTTCAAAGAAGATGGCGATGCTGACTGCGTGTGTCTGGTAATCTCCCTGTGCTCGTCATCCGATTCCAGCCACAGGGCATGTCTAATCGCGCAGTGCATCTCGTAAAGGGCATCGGCGTCTTCATTATACCCAACTCCCTTGTTGGACCCGGGGTGATTCAGGTTCCAGCCGATCATTTTGACCACGTCCATCAGCGCATCCAGTTGATTTCGACGTTTGAGCCATTCGTCAAAATCTTTCTTTGTGTCCATCTCTTGGTGATGGGTGGCGGCCTGTGGCCAGCTATTAGTCCCGCAGTCGCCGATAATCCATCGCGACGTGAACTCCACGGCTTCGTTGATAAGCCGTAATTGCTTCTCGTTCAGTTCAATTGTGTAGGTTTTCATGTGAGTGAGATGAGGTAAATGATGACCACGAAAAGAGCAAGGTTCATCACAGAAACACTTGCTTTTCCTTTTCTGCGAACTAGGACGACGACCATGTTCAGGGCTTCCATCAGAAGCAGAAGCCCTGAGACCGCTGCTGCTGGGTACAGTATCAGCTTTGCTATTGTTGCCATGCTCAGAACGGGCTTTGTTCTTCTTGTTTTGGCGCGTCATTTTTTATCCTACCGGTGTGGGAGAATGTCTGCGTTGGCAGATGGTAGTCCAGCAGGTCTCGAGACAGCAGTCCGTTGCGGTTCTTGACCAGCTCACACCACACTTGCTTAACCTCTGCGCCCGGGACATACCCATCGGCTTGGTTCAGTGTCACCATAGTGTCGGCATCGTGCTCAAGCTGGGCAGACTCTTTGAAGTCGCTCATGGTCACATTACCCTCGCTTCTTCTTGCCTGTGACAGGGCCACGATTGGTATGTTGGTGCTCTTGGCTGCTTCGGTGATGGCGCGTGAAATGTACTGAACCTCCTTGGTCCTGTCCGAACCCTTCCCCTGAAGTATCTGCACATAGTCGATCATTACGATCTCGCATCCCCACTCATCCCTCCAACGCTCCAGCGTGGGCTTGACCATGTCCGCGTGGAAGGCAGATGGCTCGATACCACGGATACGGTCCAGCGTCTGCTTGTGCTTGTGTACGGCAGACTCAAGATGCTCTCTCTCCATGTCATTCATCTCGCCCTTCATCACCCTGCGGGTGTTCAGCCTTGACATTACGCCTGAAAGACGGGCTGCTATGGGCTTTCTCCTCATCTCCACTTCAATGATGCCCACACTGTGCCCTGCCTTGGCGATGTTGTACATCATGTTCAGAGCGAACGCTGTCTTCCCGCCACCGCTACGGCCACCGATGTAGCACACCGTCCCCTCGTCGATCTGGAGCACGTTGTCCAGTAGACCCATCCCCGGGACAAAGTGCTTCACGCTCTGCTGCTTGGTAAGTTCCAGCATCGCCCCCTCGTAGGTGGTCGCCTTGTGGTCATCCAGCAATGCGATGTTGCGCTGGAACTCCGACACCTTGGCCAGCACATCGCTCATCCGCATGGGGGTATCCTCCCCCAGTGCCTTGGACAGGTCCATCCGGAGGGATGTGACCCTGTTACTGGACAGGCTCTTGATCAAGAACGGGAGGTGGTCGAACTTGGCAGCGGTGCTCACGGCCATGCCCACCAGCGTCGATGCATCGTCTGCGGACAGCCCATGGGACTGGAGGACCACCGCCAGCGTCTCGGGGGATAGGTCGTAATTTGACTTATAGAGCTCGTTCACCCCCTTGAACAGGGTCTTACCCCGCTCGGAGGCGAACAAGAGCTCAGGGGCCGAAAAAACAGCCTCGCTGCGGGTGGAATCCACCAGCATGGAGCCGATCACCGATATCTCGATTGGCTCTGTGTTCATTCGTAGATGGTTGGTTTGGGGGCGTTGGGGTGTTCTCCGTCAACGGCCACGGTGATCAGCTTCTGCTCTGCCTGCGCCAATGCTGGGTACTTGTACTCCGATGGGTCCACGGGGAACTTCCAGCCCTTGGCCATTGCGTGCTCGAGTGCTGCAACAAGTTGAGGGCCACCAGAAAAATATCCGGTTAGAGTATTCACTGCTGCTTGTTCACTTGCAGTTGACTTGTATTTGAACTTGTCGAGAGTTGTTCTGTAGGTTTTGAACTGCTCCCATGCGGCCTTGGTTTTAACACCTGCCCACGCAGGCCATTGAATTTCCTCGCGCGCGCTTTTACTAACCTTATCTATACTAACCTTAGTATTACTATCTATACTAAGATTAGTATAAGATAAGGACGTTGAACATTCGTTCAACGG